CTAAGATACCTCTGATATCTTGATATGATGTTGGTCCAATATTTCTAACCACAGAACAGTTCGGGTCTAAGTTAGGGTCAATACATATCTCCTTAATAAATTCATCTCTAGGACCCAAATCTACTAGTGTGGTTGGGTGAGCTAATGTACCTCTAGCGGAAGCAAATTTATTTGTTAATGGATTATACCAAGATGAACGATAATAGAAACGTTTATCGGGATTTCCTAATGTACCTGTCTTAAAATAAACTAAATCTTCACAATATGATGTGGCGTAATCACTAATATCTAAATTCTCTTCATCGTCCCATATAATTCTTGATTTGAATGGAAAGAAGTATAATGAACCGGATAACCAGTTATCTAAGAATGAATAGTTCACTAAACCTTCACAGAATAATTTACCAACTAATTTTCTTCTACAGTATTCATCAATTGCTGCGATATTCGCTTCCCAATTTGTAGTGTTAGCTGCCGGTATAATTCTATATAAACCATTTCTAATTTCAGAATAACCAGACCAAGTTTCACATGTTTTACATTCATTACCTTTTTCTTTGTAGATTACTTGACCGGCCGGATTTTTACCACCACTACAACTAAAACCTGTTGTTCTAGTGATTGTCTTTAAATCGTCATATTTTTTATTAAATCCATTTACACAATATGTTTCTTTTGCGTAAAATTCATTATATAATGTCATATATTGTCCACACCCCGTAGGTAATGATTCTCCAGTTACAGTTGAAGAACTCGAAAATGATGAATTTAAAGGCATCTGTGTCGTATCGAATAATTCATATGTTACTCCTTTATTATTACTCAATGGTGAGTTATAATCATAAGTTGTATTGGCAATGAAATAATATGTATTATTATCATATGGGTCTTTTTCTTTATTGTCATATGGATAGACATAAAAAGGATTACCAAAACCAACACCATTCAATCTAATATAATATTTTGATGAATTTTGTGCAATTTGACTCCATGTTGGTTCGCCAGGAGCATCTGATGGTTTTGGATATACGTTATTTGGAACGGTTATATATAATTTTTTTATTGTTGCGTCACTATTGTTGATATTACTATCATATGAACCCGCATCAATTATTGAAGAATTTAATGTGTCAGGATAAATTGTACCTTTTTTTACTATGGTGTATAATTGTGTTGGGTCGGATACACCAGGAGATGGAATAACAACATCTTCACCATTAACATTGTTACATTGTACACAATCAGGATATGGTGTAATACCCAATCTAACGGTTCCAAATCTTTGTAAAGGTTCAACCACCAAATCATCAAAAAATTTGAATGGTTGAAAATCTATACTTAACCAAGAAATTCGTAATCTCACCTTATCAATCATAAATTGAAATGGTATTATTAATACCTGAATAGCGGCTATAAAGACTTGATAAATAATCCTTTCAAATATATTAATTGTTATTGCAAGTAAAATTGCAAAATTAATATTCATCATACCCCAGTTAGCGGGAGGTGTAACGATTGAACTGTCACAATCATCTTCTTTTTTTGGTGCAATTTCTTTAATACCAAGATATGTATGTGTTCCAAGTCCATTTGAACTGAAATAAGAACCCATGAACGATGACAAGGTGTATACCTTATTGTATGTTAATCTAAAGAAATAATCTTTTGGATAAAATGAACCTTCTATGTTACTGAATACAACATCATTGGTAGTTGCACCCGTTGGATAATCCTCCCAATTTAATGAGAAGTTATATGACAAACTAGTATCTTCGTTACTATATTCTCTAATGTTAGGAACCAAATAAGAACCCATTGAATGTTTACCACCCGTTTGTGTGTTCTTCATTGTTATTCTAAAACGATAACACGCCGAAGTTGGTACACCTTTGTTTGGGTCATTGGTAATTTCATTTTCACCAAATTCATTTGTATAAAGATACTCCATGTTCATAGGTAAATTCATAACAAATGAACCGTCCTCATCAATATCTTCTTTTAAATCAAACTCTTCAAGTATTGGACGATTTTGGGTGTCCATTGCATTTTTAAATCGAATCGCTTCTATTGTTGCCCCACCTGTTACCAATGAACATTTTTCACCCATTCTATTATCAGCACCACATCCTTTACCCACAGCAACATTTGCCGAATCGGTATAAACTGAACCAATGAAATAAGCCATAGGTTCTATCTTAATACCTAATGATGATAAATCAAAGTCTACTCTTGAGATTCCTAATTCACATAAATCTTGATTACCCCAAAATGGATAAACTGTAAATGACTTATCAAATGAGACTATCTGAGGTAAATCGTCAATATCAGACGATGACTTAAATTCGTATGTTGACTTAAAATCATCCACACCAGCACCTTTTCTAATAAAATCATCCGGTCTAAATGAAAAACAACTAATGTCAGATAAGTCAACATCCACGTGAATGTTTTGCTCACCAACAGGTACACCCCATATCATGAAGTCACCAGCATCGTTTGTTCTTACTGTGTATTTATAATATTTTTCGTAAACTTCTAATATTTCTTCTCTTGTTAAGATATCTCTTTGGTCAGGAAATGTTCCAGTTGGTGTGTGACCACCATGTTGTTTTCTTGCCGGTAATAGATTGTAACGATAGTTATCCTCATTTCTCGTATCTACCGAAGTATATGGATATAATTTAGATATTACGGGGTCTTCAGCATCTTCAGTTGAAAGTGGGATAAAAATAGAAACTCTTGCATTTGGAATACCCAATCCATTATTTGCAGTAATTCTACCACAAACAACACCATAGTCAGCACAAAGTGAAGTATATACGTCTTGTTGAGTAAATTTTAATGATAAAATCTCAAGAAAATCGTAATCTTGTTTTAATTCGACAGTAACTAATTGGTCTTCCCCTATATTGGTAGAGATTCTATGTTTTTGTATCATACTATAATAAATAGAAAGCTAACGATTTTCTATTATTATAAACAAAAAACATTTTAATATGTAGTCGTTCCTAAAGTTTTAGTACGTACTTTTATGTCCACATTAGGGAATCTAATTTGAAAAATTTGATTAGATTTCATATTAATGGTCATATCAAATTGTTGAATTTCTTTTGTGGACGCAACTTTATATGTTTGAGAAACTTCAGAGAGTGAGTAATCTCCACCCGTTTTACCAAACACACGAATATCTACAATGTTTACAACACCGGTAACATTACCAATTTCTCTCATTAAATCACCAACAAATAATGGGTCACCCATCTTACGTTTTTCAATTGCAAAAAATTCAATAACATTTTGAATTGTGGTTTTAACAATATCTGTTGTGGTTGAATTTTTATCAGTAATCAAATCAATTTCTAATCCTAAGTCTATAACCTCACCACTTTGAATATCAATATAGTCATTAATCATTCTATACTCTGAAAGGTAGTTGATGATATTTTCTTTTAATGTATTTGATACCACGTCAGTTAAATTACCATTATCATCATATGATAATAATTTCACTCTAACTTTATTATCTTCTTCCATCACATTGACTTTAGCAGGTGCACCAAATGTTCCCGGCATAGATTCAATTAATGATTTGTAGTCATTTAATGTTACCGCTCTATTTTGTGCTGAGAAATTATAAGCAATCATGTTTCTCAATTCTTCAATTGTTGGTTGGTCAGCACCACCAACTGCCGGTGTTACGTTACTTACACGTAATGATTGTTCTACTTGTAAATTAATTGTTGATAATGGACCGGTGATATTGAATTCAACATTTTCCACATTTGTAATAACATCAACACCTAAATTAGAATCTTTTCCACCACCAATACGGTATCTTACAAACAATGTAGTGTTTGCCTTAGGTATGGTTCCCAATGACATATTATTTAAATACGTTCCTAAATTAACTTTCATTGAACCATTCATGTAATCGTCAAGATTATCCAATGGGTCAACAGTTCCCGAACCAAATGTTAATGAAAAGTAACTCTCAGGTGTAAATTCTGTGATAAATTTATTTTTTACCGGAACATATGTTCCTGCTTTAAAATTATCTTTATCTGAAGCCGTTGTTGGGTCAGGTAAAAATATCGTATCTTCAATTAAACTTTTAACCTCATACCATTTATTGGATGTTGATTCAAATTCTGAACTTGTTGGGTTAGCACCGAAGCTAGTTCCTTCTTTATGAATTACTGAAGTTACACCTAATATATTTTGTTCAGGTAAATAAATCTTTAAGAATGGTTTTTGGTCTAAAGTTGTAATTACTCTTCTGTAAATTCTTGTAACACCGTTTACTACCGCATCTCTTTTTGTAATTGTATATGATATCAATGTATTATTACTATCAAAATTTGGTATCTTTAATCTATTTGGTTCACCTTTACTATTAAAAGGATTAGAAAAATCAATATCTTCTAATGTTTCAAATATTTGACCTGCACCCGATACTTGAGCACCCGACTTTAAAATACCAAGATATCTTTCATCTTCTTTATCACCACGAACCGGTACATTTATTGAGAAATCACATAATGCAACTGATGGTCTATTACCCGGTATCTTAATACCATATGTTTTTGCAATGTGAAATAACGATTGTCTTTGTTGTGCAAAATCCAACATAGTTTCTTGCCAAACTCTATCAATATGAAAATGTAAGTTATCAGCAACGGCAGCATTTAAATCCAATAACACGGAGAATATTGATGCATCATTAGTATTTTTTACTAAGTCAGGATAATATTCTTTTGTTAAGTTTACTAATTCTTGTCTTAATCCCGCAAAGTCTCTTGTTGCGTATGAAATCTTTTTTGCCATTTTAAATGTTGATAATTACAAAATCCGAAGATGTAAATGCTCCGTTATTAACTGTATATTCTATTTTAACCACTGCAGTATATGGTTTACCCGACCCATCAGATACTCTGAATAATCTTTCATCTTCATCTTGATTAAATGAACGTGTTTCATCAGGGTCATCTTCAGCTGACATAACATCCAATCTTGTAATGTCAAGATTTGGAATGTATTTTTTAACCGAGTCTCTAATTTCACCTTCAATTAAACCAAATGTTACCGCATCGTTTTGGTCAAAGATATATTGATATAGACGGGTACCAAAATCAGGTAAGAAATATCTCGAACCTTTTTTAGTTAATAATAGATGAATAAGGTTTGTTCTAATTTCTCTTTCAGGTGAATTTGTCATTTTAACAAAACTACCATCACGACTTTCTCTGAAAGGAAATTCTATTCCATATTTTACTGCCATATCTATAAATATAAACAATATAGAAATGGTAATAAATAAAAAAATCCCGACATTCGCCGGGATTTTCTTTATACTGATGTATTATAATTTATCAAGAACCACATCCTTCACACTCAAATGGTGAATCCGATGGTCGTTCAATTGTCATCTCAACCTCCGGTGTACTTTCACTAATCAACGAATTGTTAGTTGGTGTTGCGTAAACTTGTGGAGTTTCAACAGGTTTAACCGTTGATGTGTCAATACCTAATCCTTTCATCGCATCAACAGCCGATGTTGAACGTAGATAGTACATACCCGTTTTTAAACCTAATTTCCATCCGTGTAAGTGTGCCGCCAATAACTTAGCTTTGTTTACACCACTAATAAATAAATTCATTGATTGAGATTGGTCAATATAAACACTACGATTAGCGGCCATGTTTAATATTTTCTTTTGTGACATCTCCCATACTGTTTTATAGATTTCTTTCAATTCAGTCGGAACCTCAGGGATGTTTTGGATAGAACCATTTTCCATAATGATTTTATTCTTAATCTCCTCATTCCATAAATCATGTTTAAGTAAATCCTTAACTAAGTGTTGGTTAATTACCACAAATTCTCCACCCAATGTTCTTCTTGCATATAGGTTTGTTGTGAATGGTTCAAAACATTCGTTGTTACCCAAGATTTGTGCGGTAGATGCTGTTGGCATTGGCGCAACTAATAATGAGTTTCTAACACCATTGTTAACCACCTCTTTACGTAAGGATTTCCAATCCCAACGACCTGAAGTATCTTCATCAGTTTTACCCCACATTTGATATTGGAATTCACCACGTGAAATTGGTGACCCATCAATTGATTCGTATGGACCATGTAGTTTAGCCAAATCTTTTGAAGATGTTAATGCTGCAAAATAGATTGTTTCAAAAATATCAGTTTGTAATGTGTCAGCTTCGTCCGACTCAAATGGTAATCCTAAAATACAGAACACATCTGCCAAACCTTGAACACCCAAACCAACCGGTCTATGTCTAAAGTTTGATAACTTTGTCTCCGCAGTTGGATAAAAGTTTAAATCAATTACGTTGTTTAAGTTCTTTACAATTTGGTATGTTGCATCATATAATAATTGATGGTCGAATTGTCCATCAACAATGTATTTTGGTAATGCAATTGATGCTAAGTTACAAACCGCTTGTTCAGTTGGTGAACTATACTCAATAATTTCAGTACATAGGTTAGAAGACTTAATAGTACCTAAATTCTTTTGATTTGATTTATAGTTCGCAGCGTCTTTGTATAACATATAAGGAACACCGGTCTCAATCTGTGCCGTTAATATATCATCCATTAACTTTCTTGCCTTAATTGTTTTACGACCTACACCTTGTTGTTCATATGATTCATATAACTCAGTGAATTTCTTTTCTTCCGGTGTATCATATACATCAGATAAACCCGGTGCTTCATCAGGTGAGAACAACGTCCAATTACCATCCTCTTCTACACGTTTCATAAATAAATCGGGTGTCCATAAAGCTAAGAACAAATCACGAGCACGTAATTCTTCCTTACCGTGATTTTTTCTTAATTCAATAAATTCAACAACATCAGCGTGCCATGGTTCCAAGTATACCGCAAATGAACCTTTACGTTTTCCACCTTGGTTAATCCAACGAGCAACTTCGTTATAAGTTTTCATCATTGGTAATAGACCGTCAGATTCTCCACCTGTTCCCTTAATATAAGAACCTTTAGCACGAACATCGTGTACGTGTAATCCGATACCACCAGCCCACTTAGAAATCTTTGCCACATCACCTAATGTATTAAACAATCCATCAATATCATCACCTTTGTTACCAATTAAGAAACAAGAAGACATTTGAGGTCTTGGTGTGCCGGCATTAAACAGCGTTGGCGTCGCATGTGTGTAATAATGCTTGGATAAATCATCATAGATTCTTAATCCTTCTTCAAGATTAAAGTTACAAATACCTAACGCGACTCTCATATAAAGGTATTGTGGTCTCTCTACAATTTTTTGTCCAATCTTAATAAGATAAGAACGTTCCAAAGTTTTGATACCGAAATAATCGAAATCAAAATCTCTATCCATAACAATTGCGGAATCAATCGCTTCTCTGTTTTCTAATACAAACTTATAAAGTTGTGTATCAATTAATGATGATTGTTTTCCTGTTCTTGGCTCAATGAATGAATGTAATTCTTTAATACACTGTGAAAACTTTTTTGGTGTTGACTTGTGTAGACTTGATACTTCAATTCTACCAGCCAACTTAGAATAGTCAGGGTGAGTTGTGGTCATTGCAACCGCAGTCTCTGCCGCTAACTTATCTAATTCAATTGTTGAAATACCATCATAGATACCTTGTGTTACTTTTAATGTAACATAGGTAGGGTCAATGTATTCCATATTTAAATCATGACATAAAATACTAATCCGTTTAGTAATCTTGTCATATCTCATTTCCTCAAGGGAACCGTCGCGTTTTTTTACTTTCATATTTTTTAAAAATCTAAATCTCCACTAAAAGCATCTTCAATACTTTCGTCACTTTTATTATTCACTCCTGCCTTTTGATATTCCGCAACACGTTTCTCAAAGAAGTTTGTTTTACCTTGTAATGCGATGTTCTGCATAAAATCGAAAGGATTTTCGGAATTGTAAACCTTTGAACATCCTAATGCCATTAATAATCTATCCGTAACGAACTCAAGATATTGTGACATTAAATCGGCATTCATACCAATCAAACGAACCGGTAACGCTTCCAAAATAAATTCTTTCTCAATTGCCAATGCACTTACAATGATTTCTTTAATCTGAGACTCAGATAATTTATTTTCAATGTGATTGTTGAATAAGTGACAAGCAAAGTCACAATGCATCCCTTCGTCACGAGAAATTAACTCATTAGAGAAAGTTAAACCCGGCATTAAACCACGTTTCTTTAACCAGAAGATTGAACAGAATGAACCTGAAAAGAAGATACCTTCAACCGCAGCAAACGCAATTAAACGTTCTGTAAATGTTCCATTTTCAATCCATCTTAATGCCCATTCAGCTTTCTTTTTGATTGCCGGAATAGTTTCAATAGCATTGAATAGGTTTAATTGTTCTGTCTTATCTTTAATGTAAGAATCAATTAACAACGAATATGTTTCACTATGGATATTCTCCATCATGATTTGGAAACCATAAAACATTTTTGCTTCAGTGTATTGTACTTCATTCACAAAATTTAATGCGATGTTTTCATTAACAATACCATCTGACGCAGCAAAGAATGCTAAGATGTGTTTAACAAAGTGTTTCTCATCATCATTCAATTTGTTATCCCAATCTTGAATGTCTTGAGCCAAATCGATTTCCTCAGCAGTCCAAAAACATGCTTCTTGTTGTTTATAGTATTTCCAAATATCGTTATGTTCGATAGGAAAGAGGACAAACCGTCCTGGGTTGTCTTGTAATATTTTTTCAGTCATAATTTAAATTGTTTGATTTTCTCTTTGTTGTCTAGCCCTAAACGCTTCTACCGCTCTGTTTGCTCTGTCTTGTGTCTTTTGTTCTTCATGACCAAGTAAAGTATTTTGACTATCGGTATCAATAATTAACATTTTATTATCGAATTTACAATTTTGGAATATAATTCCATCTTGTCCAATACGTGATTTTAATAAACTTAACGTTGCTAAGTTATGTTCTTTCTGTTCTAATGTCTTAGCTATAGAAATAATAACGTGTGCAATTTGAGCTTTCTTAATTGAACCACCCATTTGGTCACTTGTTACAACCTCTGATGAGATTGAATCTCTACTACCTTGTGTCGCCGTCCAAATCGCCATGTTAAACTCAGTTGTCATAGATTCAAGACTTCTCATAACAGAACCCTCGCCTTTCCATTCTTCACCGTTAACACTCTTATCTGTACTAACACAGTCAACATAATCCAAAATCAACATATCAGGTACAAATCCTTCTGAGATTAGTTTTCTAATTTTTGATTTAATCTTAGATACGGTTGCGTCATCACTTGACATCTTAATCATTTTCAAAACACCTTTAGAACGAGCCTGAGCTTCAAGTACCTTTTCTTTTACCTCCTCAGCGTATTCAGGTTGGTCATCCGGTTCAACATTTGTCCAAATGGTAAAGTGTTTTCTTCTTACGTTATCACGATTATCTTCAAAGAAGATTTGTAACACATTGAAGTCATTGTTAAATGCGGTGTTTGCAAACTTGGTTAAGATTGTTGTCTTACCGGTACCAGTCGGTGCCAAGATAATACCCAATTCACCACGTCCCAATCCACCTTTCAATAAATTATCAATACCCACAATACCTGTTGGGATTGGTAATCTAAAATCTTTTTCTAATGCCGAATCAATATCATGAAACACATCAACAATATCATTATCATCGGTACCAACTTGTAATGCCTTCTGAATGATTTGTTCTATTTTATGGTACTCCTCAAAGTTACCATTTTCAATAATGTGGTTAACGTTTTTTAATTCCTTTTTAAGATTTTGTTGCTTACAGAAGTTCAACGCTCTGTCTTTTACAAAGTGTGTGTCTTTGTCATCGTTTTTGATTTGCTCTAACGTGTCAATGTGAATACGGTTTGAATCCTTATTCCCACTTTCCGACATGATTTTTTGAGCAATTGTATCATAATTTGGAATCTTCCCATAAGATGAATACAATTCTTTCACATTTTCGATAATATATCTAAATGAATTGTTATCAAAAAACTTTGTTTCCAAAACTTCGATAATGGTATCACCATATTTTCTATCCTCAATAATCGCTTTTAACAACGATTGTTGAAAGGAAAATCCTAGGTGTCCAAAATTTCTTTCTTCCATAATATTTTTTTAAAAAGTTAATTAAAGTTGGTAATTTAAATAAGTTGTTTCCAATTCTTCAGATGATAATATGTCAGTAAGGTTGCCCAACATTCTCTTTAGTTTCGGACGAATATCCACGGTATATCTCACCTTTGGGTGAAAATAATGTGCCGGAAATATCCTTTCAATAAATACATCCTCACCCAACTTTATTTGTAGTAAAAATTGTTCTTTATCCTTATCAGAATTTTCTTCCACATAATCAGAGGACTGGAAAAAATTTTGATTTTCACACATGTAATCGGAAGTTTTTATTTTCAAATCATTCGAAATTTCCTCACAAATATTTTTAACATAATCATAAAGGTCCAATGAACGACGTGATTTAGGGGTGTGTTCCATCACATTAAAAAAACGTTGACATACAATATTTTTTTCTAATGTTAAGATGAATTCGAATTTAGTAATTGATTGCTCGTTACTCATAGTTTTTGATTTTAATAATTCTTTTATTTTTTTCTTTTCTTGTTAATCTTAGGAAAGGATTTAAGAATTTTGCAAATGCATCATCTGATTTTGGTAGGATATTATTAATCCCATCTTCCGTCATTAATTTTATTGCGTTCTTATACGACCTTCCTTCAGAGTCAAGATTCTCCCCTATTAACTGGTTAATATTTTCCTTAGCATCTTCAGTTAGTAATGGTTCATCTAAATTAACGATTTTATTGTTAATTTCAAAAAACTCATCACCAAAAACACCATGTTTTGTTACACCGGTTAATAAATTTGTTATTAATTTATTATTTTTATCTTGTTCGAAGATAACATTACTTTTTTTAATAATATCATCTAAAGATAATTGTTTTGTTTGTACTTCAGGGAAGAGAGAAATCAATCTTTTAATACCCATATTTTTAATACCTGAAATATTATCAGATGGGTCACCACATAATATCTTAATGATTTTTACATTTTCAATTAAGACATCTTCATGACTATACTTAATAGTATCATTGACACTATAAAGTTTATGATGTGATGGATTATAAATTTTTGTGTTTTCGGAAACTAATTGAGTTAAGTCTCCATCTGAGGAATAGACTATTTTCTTTTCCTCTGGTGAGTTCTTAGTGTAGTAAGCAATACAATCGTCAGTTTCACAGAATTCGTACTCTCCTTGACGAACAAATAACTCCTCAAGGTATTGTTTAACTCTATCTCTTTGATAATTGTATGAGTTTAATTCCTCATCACTACGAAGTCTGCTCTTTCTATTTTCTTTATAGAGATGATAAACTTTTCTTCGTGATGACGAACCTTCATGTCCATCCCAAAATACTACAATCTTGTCTAAGTGATATTCTTCGAAAGACCTTCTAAGGGTATTGAGGAAATGATATATTCCCCCAATATGATTTCCCCTATAAAAGAAGTTCTTACACCCGTAAAATCCGATTGTTAATAAATTGTCACCGTCGACAAGTAAAACGGACATTTGTTTTAATTTAAAATGTGAAACTATTCTTCGTCTGAATCTGTGGCATCTAAAACATCTTCGAATTTGATGTCTTTTAAGTCAGATACTTTTTCACCAAACAACTTGCTAATATAATCTAAATTATCTTTAACATATTGTTCACGGGAAATTTTTTCTTCAGCCGTTTCTTTTGCTCTCAAGAATCCATGTGGTGTTACCATAATCTTACCATCAGCAAACGCAATACCATTAACGTGATTTTTCATTACGGAAATTTTACTTCTCGTAGCCACACTAATAGTTCTTTTGTTTTTTGTGATAGGTATTTTAGTTGTACCCGCATTCTTTTGATTACCAAATAAGAAAACCAATGTTGAGTTCAAATAAATTGCCTCACCACCTTTTGCTTTAATCTTTGGTTGTCCATAGATATTGTCCGGTAATTCAACCCAAGGTTGATTAACAATAATCAATGTATTTGTGTGTGGTTTCTCAGAACGACGAGAACCTGAAATACGTTGATTGATACCCATACCAATTTTGTCAGCTAACGCCGCCGCATTGTGTTGTTTACCACCTTTACCTTCGTATGTCATCTTACAAGGTACTGAACCCACAGAATCCCAAAGGAATAACAAATCGTAAGGTATGTTACCTTTATCTTGAGCATCCATCAAATCGTTCATAAAGTCCGTAATTTGTTCGATGTAATCAAAATCGTTCTTGAAAATGTAAGGACCTGAATAAGTTACCTCACCAGTTGCCTCGTCAACTTCTTGTTCAACAGGGATACCCATAATCCTTGCGTGCTCAAAATCAAACTTTTGTTCTGTGATAATAAACACAGGTAACATTCCTTTTTTGACACCATCAGCCGCAGCACCTAATAGAGCCGTTGTCTTACCTGTATCTGAATGTCCTAACAACATATTGATGTGACCAATTGCGGGACCAGGAATACCCGTTGCATCCAAGAAAGCATCACCTAAATCCAAGAACCTGTCGGCCTTGTAAGTAGTTTTAGTTGAGTATTTGTTTACAACACTCTCAATGCTTGAAAAATCTTGTTTTTTAATTCCCATATATTTTGTTTTTAAAATGGGGTGGATATTTCACCACCCCGTGATATTAGAACGGTAATTCTTCGTCGATATCGTCATCCGCTTGTGGGTCCTCAACTACAGGAGCCTTAGCCGGTGCTGACGGTGTTGAAGGAGCTTGTGGTGATTGACCCATTGTTTCTTCGCCCGATGAGTTAGAAACCCATTTGCTCAAGTTAGAATCCCAACGTGGAACTTCACCATTTGCAACCATCTCTAAGTAATCTTCACCTTTCTTAGAATAAACATCTGACCAAGTTAATTCGTCATTTGACCACGTACTACCGATGTTTTCATCTGTATGTAAAGGTCCCTTGTCTTCAGGAATTACTGAATTGATTGTTGTATACTCTTTACCGTTACCTGACTTAGCCAATGTTAACGATAAGATTAAATCACGACCATCAGCAACATTTGTGATGTCACCTTTATTACGGAAGATAGGGATAATTTTATCCAAGATACCATCTCCTTTTGCGTTGTGTTTAAATCTCCAAAACTTAACACCATCATTTTCGTTATCACGGTCGATAACTTTCACAATATAAAATTTACGAGAACGATATTGACGAGCTAACTCACGGTCAGACTCAACACCTGTCATCATTAATTCATCATGAATCTCGTTTAATGGTGAACGTTTTCCTTCTTGTTTAGGGTCATATAATTTTACCCATTTTCCATCCACTTGAACTTCGTGGAAATATACCTCAACAAATGGTGAAGAACCATCTTTTGTTGGTAGAATACGAATACGTTTTTCCTCACCTTTAGAACCTTTTGGTAATACGGTAGTGAAATACTTCTTCATGCGGTCCTCAGAGGACACTCGATTTGCGTTGCCACTTGTGGCGTTCTTGTTTTTTTCGTACTGAGCCAGTACTGCATCAAATGTAGACATAATTATATATGTTTTTAGTTATGGAACAAATATACATAAAAAAAACCGCATTACGAAATACGGTTTAGTTATTAACATTAATTTTTTTAATAAAATTACCAATTAATAGTATATTTTGGGTACGTCCCCATGGTGTCAAAAGATTCAGTAACCGTATAACCATACTGTTTAAGTATGGTTATCATAGCGGAATTAATTTTTCCTCCATCTACTATTATTGTATATAAACCCTGAGCGGTTGCTCCGGTTACTAAACTATCAATATATGATAGTGAACTTGTTGCCGTATTTGATGCAATTCTTGCTGCTGAACCTGATATCATTTTATTTTATTTTTTTTCTTATTTGTTTAATGTAAGTAAATATTTTAATTTTTGGAATAAACCAAGCATTTCATCTCGTAAATTTAAAAGATTTGTATCTTTTTCATCGATACTGTCAGTCCATTGAACAAAAGATTTACACACGGTTTCTATCATTTCTTCAGGTTTTACATCTCCAATATTTACTAATTCAATTGTATTTGTTTCATCATCTAACTGAAATCTACCGTATTGGCCCATTGATTGTTCAACAAATTCATCCATCAAATCTTCCAACGCATCTCTTGTTTTAGCAAACGCTTTGTGTCTTGCTAAACCTTTAGTTTGCCAATGAAATATTTTCAATTGACTGTGTAATCCTATAAGGAAATTTACATTAGAACTTAAATTCATTTTCATTTTCTTCTCCCGTATCGTTAAATGTATCTCTTAATGTTTCTGGTGTAAAATCATTTACATCATCTTTTGTTAAAATGTATTCGTTTTTACCACTTGCTCTCATTTCTTCTTGTTTTTGTGAAAAGAAATCAGTTGGTTTTTGATTAAATGGATATGAATCTAATGAACGCATTTCCAATTTTTCTTGTGGTGTTTCAGGTTTCATTTGTTTTACCTCAGCACCTAATTGCTCAATCTTTTGAACTAAAGTATCCATCTCAGATAATTTGGATGCCAAGTCATCAAGTTTAGTAAATACATCGTCCATTTTACCGATAACAGTTGAATTGTCGTTTTGTGTTCCCTCAATGTCTTTCTTAAGACTCTTAGTCATATTAACTAAGTCTGTAATATCGATTTCTTCTGTATCACCCATTGCCGGGTCTGCAGGTACGTCCATTGGTGCAGGTGCTTCACCACCTAATGCCGGGTCCGCAGGTGCTCCACCCAATGCTGGGTCAACAGGTGCTGCCGCAGCATCTAATGCCGGGTCTGCCGGTGGTAGTGGTGCTTCTTGTTCCACTATCATTTTCTTAGCGTATTTGTTAATCGCATTATAACGATTTAGTTCTTCTTGTAGTTTGTTTTCTAACATGGCTTAATCTTGTAATAATTGTCTACCGTCGTTGGTAATATATTTTTTATTTATTCTTTCGACTATTCCGTCTTTTTCTCTGATAGTATAACATTCTCCTGTTACCATATCACACTCTTCTCTTTCCATTCCATCGTTAGATGTGTTTCTAACTTGTTTTGGAGTTAAGAATTGGTCCATTGCGTTGTTAATTCTTGAATTATTCATAACATTTTTATTATAAATATCTGTAATTAGTTAATATTCACTATTCCATTTGAAAATAAACCACATCTCCATCACCAACATCTAATTTCTTTGCCAATTGGTTAGATATTGCAACACCGTAACCCGTAATATTTGGTCCAATATTGATAGGTCCACTTACTTGTGCCGGTGTAATGACGTTTTGATTACCAATTGCCGGTATATTAACTTTCTTTTCCAAATTTTTCGGATTAAAGAACGTAATGTTAGATGAAAGTATATGATTACCTGCCGGAGTATATTGAATATTAGGTAAATCAAATCTTAATGAATAATAATATGCGTTTGGTACAACTTTTTTTACTTCACGCCAAACAATAGCATTACCCGTATCACCAGTTACTACAATGTTTTTCGTGTAACTATAGATGTTCATTTTATCTTCAGATTCGATTTTGTATTTATCATCATTCATTTTAACAGCAATGGCTCTAAAATATTCAACACCATTAAGTGTAACCTTCTGTATGTATTTCTCACCATTATATCCGTTGAATCTAACACCATATTGATTAACACCAGCCTCATTTACCAACTGTTCTCCATTAATAATATTCTTGGAATCTCCCTTATCAATTGTTAAATTACCTTGAGGTGTATTAATAGTTGTTTCATTGGCTTTCGGTCCTTTAATCATATTATCAGCCTCATTTTGTCTCGCCTGTGCCCTTTCTGTGATTTTATCAAATAATACACGGTAACTTGCCATGAACGAATCTTTTGGATTTGGTAATGATGCATAAGGTATTCTTGTACCCTTAAATGAGGTAGATATGATGTTACTTTTATTAATATTGTGTGTTACCTCAGTAATCCAATATGTACCCCTAAACATTGGTACATTTTTTAAATAAAAATACATTGTAGGTTGTATCATCACATTACCTAAACAAGTAACGTCACATGTATATGATACACTTCTATAGATATCAAATAAACTTGTATCTATTTGTTGTGCGCCGGCACCATTTTCTGAACGACCTAAATTTTCAAGTACCGCAAATGATTCTGTGGTATTTTTTACTGAGGACTGGTCTAAGCTTACACTTTTAAAAATATTTTGATTTTGGTCACCCACACTAACTTCAAAAGCAACAACCTTATTTGATTTGGTCATATCACTATTACTAAAAATACCCGGTATCGTTACAATTAATGGATTGTTATTAGCATCACCAATATCAAAACTATCATCACGGAATAAGTTTTTATCACTTATATCTCTCATTTCAAGATGTTTAGATGTTGGACCAGAATATTGTACAACCATTTTAGGTGATGACTCCTCGTAATCAACATCTAAGAATGTACCAAATAAATTATTGGCAGTCTTTTTAGAAGCATTTACCTTGCCTTTACTTTGATAGTTATTTCCGTAGAAATTAACATATGCCGGCATAGCCCTCATGTCAAATCCGGTATCTTGAATTAACATTGATATTACACCATATAAGTTTTGTTTACTGTTGTTGACGTTTTCTAATGTCAATAATTTATCTAATGAAAGATATGCTTGATTACCAATATATTTGTTAGCCTTATCTAAGAACATAAATTCTTCAATTAGTAATCTTTGTCCTAATGAATTACCGGCAACCCATTTATCATTAAATGATTTAAAGAAATTATATAATTCAAGTTTTAACGTTGTTTCATTATAACCCCTATCATATGTTAATGTCTGTGTGAATGTTTTTGGTTTTAACGTACCGAGTTTTGCGGTTAATGTAGCTAAAAACAATTCGTGTCTAACACTAGCACCATTTATGTCGGTTGTACTTGTGAAAACATTATCTCTAATATATTTTTGAAATTCTGATTTGGTTAATGTGTTACCCATTTTAGCGTATCCCGCAAATATGTGAATCAATGTTCTAAATGTTAATATATTTTCCTCATTTAACTCAACGTCATTTGTAATAAAGAATTCTTTATAGTAATCATCGTTTAAATCGGGATTACCACCAACATATAATTTTAATAGTTTTTGATTTTCGGTAGTATATTGAGACTCATTATAAGGATTAACCTTAAATGTTGTATTGTTATTCAACGCACTTAATCCCGACCAAGCGTATAAATCAATTTCTTTTGGGTTACCAATTGTAATCTTTAATAGATTATTATCATTGATTATTTCTTGAGTTATTGTTTTTAATTTTTCAACTTGCTTTGTCTTTAATAATTTAATATATGTGTCATAGTTTGCGGTATCTGAAATAACGACAGGGATAGTAGTCATTTCTTTTAATAAGGAAATGAAATTGTCATGTTTTATATTACTATAAACCTTTAATGGAATTTGTTCACCACTTTTATCTGATGCAAAGTCTAAAAATAACTTTTCAAACTCATCTAATATATTTGGATTAAATGTCGCAATAAGGTCATAGATTTCTCTATTAATATTAGTTATTAAATATTGATTATCTAAGTTTCTGTTTGTTGGGTTGTATGATAAATTATATTCTTGAAAATTTGGGAATGGTAATGAATCATAGTCATCATTTAACTGAGTATCTTCCCAAATAATACGGAAATTACTTTGTCTTGCCGACGCTACACTATTGTTTTTTAAATTAGTGGCACTATTAAAACCGTCACTAGGTAATAATGTGGTAAATTCATCAGTTAATTTTAAATCTTTATTATTTACAAATGCAGTCCAATATCTATTATTATTTACCACCTTTGACCTATAATATAATCCACCAAGTGTTGTTCCACTAGTGAATCCGGTGAGGGTATCATTGAATGTGTCATATCCGTTTATTATTTTATTATAAACAGATTGATAGTAAGGATGAAACCCACAATCAAAAGTTCCATTATAATTTATGTATTTTGTTGATAAATTATTATAATCATATGTTGGATATGTATTATCTGCCCCATTTTTATCATAATAACTTAGACCATTTATTGCTGTGGTTATGTTTTCATTCAAAAATCCATCTAATATATCAATTGGTGCACCTAAACCATCTTCTTGTGTTAAATAAGTTTTATATCTATGATATAACGAACCCCATTTTAAAATCAAATGATATGGGATATGATGTGACGCACCAATTTCTTTTAAGGTTGTAGCAATTAGTGGACGACCTGAACCACCGGCCCACTTATCAGATAAATCTCTAAATGGTAATGAATTTAATAACAAGTATGCAGAACCGGCATACTTTCCGTATGGACTTGTTTTTTTATAATCTTCAAAAAGTTGTTTATGAAAGTATGGTGTGTTTAAAATGTTTTCACTTGTATTATTTACCTTTAACTTTTGTGAAAATATGTTTTCACGCCAAGAACCATCAAGATTATCTTTAATCCAAAATGTTGAACCTTTTGGATATGAAACAACAAGACCTTCGGTTGTATTAACACTTAATATACCATCAAACTTAAAATTATCTTTTAGTAATTGTGGTTGATTAAGATATAAAAGATATTCATCGGAATTAAATGGATAGATACCCATTCTATATTCTTCAATTTTATAATTTAAAATATTGTCCGCTAATTTTGTGTATTTATTATCGGTATCAACATTTTTAGTTGCTCCACTATATTGTTCTATTTTAAATGGACTATTTAAAAATTCGTTAATATATGGTGTAGTTGGTAGACTGTCTTGATAATACGGATATCTTTCAAAAGGTGATGTTGTTTTAAGTTTTTCTCTTAATTTATCTGTTGTGTTTACACCTTTTAATATACTAATAACATCAAAATCTTCCTCAAGTACTTTTTGTAAAATTTCAAATTCAATATTAGCCAACTCTTTAATTGATTCGTTGTTAAATGAATCAACCAATGTTGCATATTTTGAACGTTCCCATATTTCGTAAACAAGTGACGTGATATCTTTTGAAATATATGGTTGATAATTCATCCATTGGAATAGTGTAGAAATTTTTGGTATATCTACATTTTTTTCATCATTAGCAAACACATAACTTATATTTCCAACACCACCCTCTTTTTCAGTGTTTGTGTCTAACTTTTTACTTGCAACTGCATAATAATTTTCAAGAAAATCAATTTCGGGCCATAATCTTGGATTATTTGATTCTAATTTTTTTTCTAAATCTGGGTCACGAGGATATGCTAATATTTTTTGTTGTGATGTTGAAACTTTTTTAATTTCAGGCCACGGATAAATTGGTTTACCTTTTGTTTCATCACTTAAATTACCAATCTTTTTTGCTCTCTCCTCACCAACCTCAAATGATTTTCTATGTGTATCTTTAAATAAACGAATATAAACATCGGCGTTAGCCATGATTACCGCAAAGATGTTCTGTATTGTAGGTTCAAAACCAATACCCTTATCTTTATCTCGGATAATCTTATTCATTTCTTCTTCAATATTTTGAATAACCTTATTACGTTGTTTAACAAATGTATTACTTATCTCATAAATGTCTTTTAATATTTCATTTTTTGCTATACCATATATACCATTACTATCATCTTGATATGATTTATAATCTTTTATTTTAGTCGCCAAACTAATTTCTAACGCATTTTTGTCAAAATTTGCCCTTTGGTCCGCTTTTATTGTATCAAGAAGAACTTTTGAATTAGCCAATCTTCCAATATTTTGTCTAATAATATAATCTAATGTACCACTACTGTTTTGGTCTGAATTATATACATTTTTTAAACTATTATTCTCTGATGTTGCTAATTTAAAATAATCAACACCATTTTTCACAAAGAAGTCATTTGATAATCGTACAGAAGACCATGACTTAATTTGTTCCTCAAATGTTGTGATACTTGTTTCAAATTCTTTAATACCTGAAAGAATTCTAAAATCTACTTTTTGGTCAAATATTTCCCTTTCTAATATTTTATCTAATGAAGACGCAATAGTGATTATCTCTCTAAGAGTTCTTGGTCTTACATTAAAATCTTTCGGTAAAAAACCTTTTTGTATATATTCATCATATACCGCCTTCAATAAAACAAATCCTTTTGATGTTTTACTAATACTTTTTTCTACTCTATTTGTTTTTGGATTAAACTTACCTTTCTTATCTGTTTCTGATAAAAACATATAAGGAGCGTTTAAAATACCCTCTAAAGGTATGTCACTTAAAAAAGCGTATGTTGAGCCAACAAATGATGTTGCAATTTCAAAATTACCATTTTCGGTAAATTTTGATGTAAACTTAGTCATGTGTAACCTATAACGAATTGCCTTACCATAATAACCTTTAACGGTTAAATAAAATATTGGCCATGGTAAATGAAAAAATGCTTTATATGGGGAATTTTCAGGTGATTCAAATAATGTCTTACCTCTAACATCAACAAAGTTGATATTGATTTGTGGAATAAATCCACCACCCTTTATATTAATAACGATACTTTCAATACCAAAAGATTGTGCGGTGTCATCGCTTTGATAAAATTCACCCGTTCCGACCATGTTACCATTTTTATCTTTAACCATCTTTTCACGGTTATCAAAAAATGAATCAGTCCAAGTAGAATCGTAATCCGAACCACCATTCTTTTTCATGAAATTAAGTGTTCCTTGAGCAACTGATGTTAATGAACTTTTTTCGTCATTTGAAATTAATGTAGTTCTTGGAATTAAATCTGCCTCCAAGTTTACATACGTTACTAAATTTTCTTGTTTAACGCCCCTTGGTTGAATTTGTCCATCAACAACAGTACTATTTGGGTCAACATAAATTAAATTATTTTGGTCAACCTTTATTAAAATGTCCTCATGTTCATTAGTGTTACTGTTCTCCATAGTATAATTTATACAACTCTATTCCTCTTTTATAATCTTGTAGAGAGGTTGTTAATGGAAATGGAATTCTAATATACGCATTGTCCGGTATTTCAAATTCAAGACTACTGACAGTAGGATTTGCTTGTAATATTAACCAACCATACAAAGGTGAACCATAAAATTCTTCTGAAATCTTATCTAATCTATCTTTTCCATTTTTATATTGGTGATATTTGTCCGTACCCTTTATTGGTAATTCAATACCCGGTACAATTTTAAATTCACCATCAACTAAAAAATCCACATACCTATTGTAATATTGTCTACTCATTTCTTATAATAGTTTAAGGTGGTACCTAATTTATTTTGTGCACTCATTATTTTAGTTAAAACCTCAGTATCATATCCCACTTCATTTGTTGGTGTACCGTATGAATATTCAACTTTTTTGTTTACATCATATGTTGGTACTTTACTATATTTAAATTTCACAGGACTCGGTGTTTCAATAAATTTTTTAAGTTTATCGTCAATTTTACTTATTATTTTATCTGTAAAATTTTTAGAGTCATTTTTATACAAATCAACAATATTTTTCTTCTCTCCTTGTAAGAATACAGATAATATTTCTTTTAATGTAGCCGTATCTATAGATGATGGATTAAATCCACTTGATAAGGTATCAACCTTACCACTTAATTTTGTATGATTATCTTTTATGAAATTAATTATTGGACTATATTCTTTATAAAAATTAGTACTACTAAATTCACTTACGTTTAAATATAACTCCGTAAATAATTCACCCTCAATTTTACCATCAGACCCATATTGTGTTATAAAGTTCAAACTATCTAATGTTGACGTAACGGATTGTCTATATTTTTCCAAATTTTTAATGGATTCCTTATTCATCATACCATCAATGTAACCTTCAACAAACTTAATCATATAAGGTTGTAATATTTTTTCAGAAGTTGAGCGTAATGATGATGGTATAACACCACTTAAATTTAAAATATCCGTTAAATCATTAGTGTTTATTGCGGTTACCATACCGGTTTTTAATCCTCTTGTTTGATTTGATAAATCATCGGATACTTTATATTCACCAAGTAATTCTATCGTTTCATCCGCACCATCTGTTTTTACCGTAAACGTATTTATTTTTCTATATGTGTTTGAGAAAAATAAACTTACCGGTTTTTCACCGTATAATTTTAATAACTCATTATACGTTTTGTCATATAAATCAAAATATGCCTTGGTTCCTTCAAACGCCGGGTATATTAAAGATGGATTATAAGATAATTTTTCCCCTTGATTACCAATATATTTACCTTGAATATTTGTAATAGCACCGGCAGAATCCGCCTCACTTTTAGGTTTAGTATTTGAAGGTAGATTAAGTCCATCTAAAAATTCTTTTGTGTATTCATCTACCGATTTACCATTAATTTTTGAAGTTATGGTTGCTCTTTCATCATACATCTCAGTATTTGCATAGAAGTTTGAACTTAAAGCATTTTGTAATCTATCGACAGGTGCCTCTAAACCTTGTCCACCAATAAACGCAATTTGTAATGACACATTTGCAATCATTGGTTGTACTCCAATACCTTCAGGATTTAAATCCCATACGTTATCGTCAAATGTTATATTAACATCCCTAATAATAATTTTTGAGTGATAAAAATCTCCAACTCTCATAACACAGATTGGTGGTGGACCAAATGATGTATTTCTTGCACCAATATCAAGACTATCTGAAATACCTTTAACAGGTATAGTATCACCCGGTCTTACACATTGTAATAAGAACGTTAGTCTACTATTCAATCCTTCAGGTGTCATTGAGTGAAATGCCGGATGGAAATACTTAATCTTCTCACTTAACGACTTAAACGCTAATGGTGAGTCATCTTCTAACTTCTTAAAGTAATAACACTCAGATAACATCTTCATGATGATTCTTTGCATCACATTAATGGTTGGTTTTTTAGGTGCCGTACCTGGAATTGTATCATCATATTCCTCCATTAATGTTGTAACCGTTGTAATCGGGTCGGATACAGTTTCCTTTTGTTTTTGTGGTAATGGGGTATATTCAAGTTTAGCCGTTGCCTGTCTACAGAAAAATGCAATAGGTGCAGTAACTTTTAAACCTTTTTTAGTTGTAATCTTTTGTTTACAATTTATATTACCTTGTTCACCGGTTGGATTAGAAATATCACTATTTTCACCGTTTGTTGTGAATTTAATATTTAATTTACCATCTTTTGCAAATCCTAAATCTTTGAAACTAAACTCTATTGGTAACGAAAATGAACCCGCTAAACCAACCAATTTCTTTACACCATCCGGTGTTATCCATTTTTTGTTTAGAATTTCATCACTTGAGGTTCCCATTAAAACGTTTAGAAAATGTTTTAAAATACTGTTACCTCTTCTTACACCTAATAATAGGTTATAATTGTCGTCAGCAACTTCCGATGTTGCGGTTGTTATTGTTAAAGTAGCGGCATTTACTTCCCCACTTTCAATTTTAGTTTTTAAATCACTAATTTTAGTATTTAACTCACCAAATGTGGTATCCATAGTTGTGAATCCACCTGTTACAGATGTGGTTTGTCCACTAATTATTTCGTTTTTCTTAGTTGTTAAAGCACCACCGGTTAAACCTTTTAATGGATATGGTGATTTAAAAATAACACCTCTATCATGTTCACCAGTTTTACCACTTAATGGACCAATAAGTAATTCATTTAAATCCTCAACCAATAATTTTATATACGAATCTTTTTTATTTTTATAATCGGTATATGTGTCGGCATATGTTTGACTAGCAACCGTATCACTTGACCCAACTTTAGGGAAATCGTTTCGGAAATATAATTTTGCATTATAATTTACCGGTTCTCCACCTTTTGGTGGTGGTAATTGTGTTATAGGTACACCGGGGGTTGTTATGGTTGTTGTAATTGGTCTCCATTTTTTAATGGTTACAGGGTCAGGATTATCACCTGAATTAAGATATGTCTGAATTAATATAGCATCCTCAATATCAATAGTGATATAAGTTTTTAATAACTCATATAAATCTAAATCTTTACAACCAGCAAAGAAAGCATTGATATAATTGTCGGCTTCAGCTTCACTCATATCCTTGAATAAGTCTTGTGACATTAAATTCATAATACTTGGGTGGTCAACAATTACTTTAAATGAAACTTGACCACTTCTTGATGTGTTTTGATATGTGTAAATTGGTTCTGGTCTACCAATAAAACTATTCTCATCCCATCTTGCATTATTTTGTTCAGACACCTTTAAATCATATGGCGGAAACCACATTACACGACCACCGTTTGGTCCTCTTTCACATGCCGGTAAATCCGAAACTCTAAAACCATCGGTATTGGAACTCTTCCAAGCTAAGTTTTCAAGTGAAAACATATATTTTTTAGCGTAAAAATCACCTGAACCTTGTGTTTTTTCAACTATATTTGTTGAACCATCAAATGAACGTTTACCATTTGACATCGGCGCAATGTTTAAATTCCAAACTCTACTATCACCACCTAATACACTTGAATCAAACTTTCTAATATTTGAAGTTTTTTTCATTGTATCTGAATAATTCATATAACCTCTATCCTTTGTCCACACTCTACAATACTCCACACCAGCTTCATCACTTGAATATTTATCAGTATATTTTATTGCAGAACCTCTTGATATTCTTGTGTCACCATCAACAAATACTCTACTTGTTTGGTCAATAACATTTGCAACATGTGAACGAGACGCTCCACCATCTGATGGCATTGAATCTAATATTCTTTGAGTTTCTCCTAAAATTGAATCGTCTCTAAAACCATACTTGGTTGATAATGTCTCTTCAAATATTGATTGTTCCTGATTTGTATATTCGGCATTATTTGAACCTAACTTATTTTTTGAATTTTTACTATACCATGTTAAATTACCACCAATACTTCCACCTTCTGTAATATTTTTAGATTTGTGAAAAATTTCAGCCGAAACTTTATCAAACATTAATGAAAGATAATAACTACTTCTAACGGGTCTATCGTTAAAATCACTCATCGCAAATTTTACATTATCACCCCTATCATCACCAATATACGCACTACCCTTAGGTGCTTCAAGACCTAAAACATTTTTTACACCTTGAGCCACATCATCAATAAAATTAAAAACTTTTGATGTATTTTGTGAACGAGCGGTTGTTGTATAGTCCGGTGCGTATTTTGAAAAAGCTAAACTATTGAATAATGACTGTTTTGGACCTTGACCCATATACTCAATAAGAAGGTCAGAAGGTTTTCTTGAATCTAATGGTCTTCTTTGAATACCAATTAATGAACCAATTGCCCCTGTAGCATCTTGTAAAAATTTACCGACTTCTGTTGTCGCCACAGGTCTTGTGTTGGATGGTCCGTTAAATGGGTTGGTTAAATAATCTCCAGGAATTTCTGTAAATGGAAGTGTTACACCGGCAACACTCTGTAAAAAATCAACAGCTTTACCGGGTAATGTTTTTGCTACAGTGATACTATTATTAAATTCAACTAATGGTTCTCTACCTGTAAGTAAATTAAGTGCGGTCGACGTATTACCATTTAACGCATCTATTAATCTTACCTTACCATTGATTGTTTTTTCAATATTACGAGTTAATCTCGAATAAATTGGTCCTTCAGGACTATTTTTAATATAAGAAGACGCAAATTGAAATAATTTTGATTCGGAATCATATGCACTCGCATTTAAGATACCATATAAATTATATTTTGGTGGTTCAACATCAAAATATGGATATAATCTTAAAGGTAAACCAGTTTGGTCTAAAATATTTGTGTTTAATACTCTATCTAATCCTTCATAACCGTCTATTGGTCTGTAAAGATTAATATTGGAAGTTCTATTTAAAGTGTCTTCACGGTTCATTGTGTCATTTACAACAACATCACCGGAATTTGTATTTGGTAAGCTACTTAAATTATTATATGCATAGGTTGAATTAGTAAAAGTCTGAGGACCATTTGGTTGATTCAGTGTTTTCCCAATGATAAAATCTCTAAATTTTTTGGTTGAGTCGAAATCTAAGTAACTTGGCATTTATTTATATTTTATAATAAATAGATGAATATTATTTTCCTTTTCTTTTGTTCGGAGTTAAATTAACAAATCCTTTGGTATTTTTATGTGTTAAGCGTATTCTCTTGGGTTTACAGTCCTTGCAGCAAAACCGACTGCCGCATTTTTTCTTGCAGCTTCCGCAAATATGTCACCACCAGGATTTGATATAATATTGTGAGTATATTCAACTTTCTGTGGTGATTGTTGTTGTACCGAAGCTATTGGATTTGGTGTCATTGTTTTTGTTAAATTATCTCTAATTATTTTTGCCTTCTCCATCCAACTTTCATAACTTGTTACGTCTAAATCTTTAATCGCATTAACAACATTTTTACCAGATTCTTGTGCCTTTTTAGGATTAGAGTCTAACTGTGTCTTTGATATTGTGTTCAGTAACTCTTTCATCTCTTTACCAAGTGCTGCCTCACCCATACCTTTTGCAAAATTTGCCGCCTGCACTTTAGCCCAAGTTGCCATAACCTCAATACCTTTTACCATTTGTTGAGTTTCTGTAAGTTGTTTCATCGCCATATCTTTAGGGCTCATATCTTCAAATGCCTTTTTGTTTGCCAATAACACATTCTTTTGTTCTTCGGTTAATTTAGATAATGTGATTTCACTTTGTTTACCTAATTTATCTTGTAAACTTTCAGGTACCACAATCTTCATTTCACCATCCTGCATTCTACTTAAGTTGGTAATGAATTCTCTATCCTTATCGGTCATTGTTAATCCTCGAGACATTAGAGCTGTTGATGCTGCAACCCTTTCTTGTGCGGCAACTGCAGTTTTACCCAATTCTTCCATCGTCATACCTAACGCACTAGCCATTTCTCTTCCTCTTCTTAAGTTTATTCCTGTAATCTCAAATCTTCCTTGTGCTTGGTTATATGTTGCCAATCCTTTTGCCGCCCCAATTATCGAGTCTTGTAATCCCTCCATATTATTGGTAGATTCGTACATCATTTTTATTGGGTCACCCAAAGAACCTACAGCACCACCTAACACTTGTAATTTAGCCGCCATATCAATTGCACCATCAGGATTCATAACATCTTCAGCAACCTTAGCGACCTTATCCATACTTAATTTAAACTCAATGGATTTTTGAACCATTCTCTCTAAACCCTCAACACCGTTTTTAAAACCATATTCATTTAATTTACCGACACTATTTTTTATTTCAGTTGCAACCTTTGATGCATTTAATCCTAATGAAACTGACCTTGTTGCTGATTTACCAATAGCTTCTGTGGCTTCTTTAGCCCCAATACCAACTTTTTCATATTCACCAAGACTACCGGCCAATTCGGATAATGTCATGTTTAACGATGCTGCAACAGGTAATGCTTGTTCAATTGTTTGACTATTAATTAATGCAAATTTTCCTGATTGGTCAACTAAGGTTGTGTAGAACGAACCAATATCAGCTAATTCAAATCCATATCTTTTAGCCTCACCCTGAGCCGCAATCATTGACAGTTGGAGTCCGTCTGATAATTCACCACTAATACCTGTTTTTGTATTAATTTCCGACAATAAAACAGATTGTTCTTTTAATTGACCTAAAACCGCCTCACCTCCTTGTTTCGCTAACGACATCGCTCCACCAAGAAAACCTTGCGTTTTTATTGTTTCTGCAATTTGTAAAAGAGTTTCATCACCTTGACCCTTACCTATTTGGGTCTCTAACGCCAATTTTGCTCCACCGGCAACAACTTTCACCGCACCATCAACAAGACCAAAAGCCGACTTTATACCACCGGTTAACGTGTTAATTGCATTTCCAACAAATCCTTTATCACCAGTGGGTAATTCGGGTGTTTTGGTGAGACCACCACCAGTAAAACTTGTACTACTACCACTACTATTACCAATATTATTTTGCATTTTTTTAAATTGGTCATAAAGTTTACCCGCATTCGGGTCATTAGCGTTTTTGGAAATAAAATCACTTCTACTTGATGATTGATTAAATATGTCTAATGGAGTTAAGTTTGCCATACATATAAATAGAAGAGTTATTATTTTTCAGACTCTAATTCGATAATATAATTTACGTAATATCTTCTAATAAAAATAGGCATAGAAAGAATATCACCATATGTGAATCCTTTCTTAACTAAAAATAAAATTTCGTCTAATTGATTTTTTCTATATTCCGAAGAAAGGGCGAAAAAATTCTACCCCGAATCCAATTTCAACTTGGATTGTGTCTCCTGACGGGGTTGTGATTGCTTGGGTTAAATCCAACCCCGGTTTATTTGCTAAAACATATTTTCTAAACTCTTGAGAATCTTTAATAGGTAAATTTTCTACGAAGTTGTGAATGTTCATAATATCTTTATTACCACCAACCGATTTAATCATAAATTCAAGTTGTTTAGTAATTATCGGTGCAACACCTAATCCGTTCCAATTTTTTTCAAGTTCATCAAGTTCTTTTAATTGTTTTACAGTTAAAAAATTAAACGTAATATTCACTTGACTTTTATTCATGAAAAATGGATACTCACCGTTTGCGTCTTCTTGTAAATTAAAATCTTTGACTTTAAGTGTTGTTAAATCAACTTTGGTGGTAAATGATTGATTAGTTTTTGGGTCTGTTGTTGTAATAGAATATTCTGTCCCAAATGAGGTATTTCTTAAAAATATTAAAATTGCTTGTTTGTCTTCTTCAATTAGTTCATCGATTGATAAATCTCTATCTAAAATTTTTCTTTTTAATAATTCATCAGTCATTGTTCCAGAAATTAACAACATATTTGATGATAAAATATTTTCATCTGCAGCAGTTAAAAAGGATACCTTAACTGATTTCTTCTTATTTTTGTAGTAAATTCCTCTACTTGGTAATTCAACCACATCGTATGCGATAGTTGGGTCTATTCTATATTCTTCCATAACCTATAATTTATATAATATATAGTTGAAAGTCAAGTTTTTGAGCATAATAAAACCGGAAACCATTAGACAGATTTACTATTTTGGTTTCCGGTTTAAATAAATTTTTAAAATATTAGTAAACTTGAATACATCTATCCATTCTCAAGTTACAAGTAATTGAAGCAATGGCGTCTTGACTATAATCCAAACTACCAAAATCTAAACTTGTTAAGAATGTTCCTTGGATAATCCATTTTTCCACAACAACACCTGTTGGGTCTAACATTTCTAATTCAATATCTTTCTTATATCCAGCAGCATAACCCATACGACCAGTTACTGATTCTGCATGTAAACGAAACCATTCCATCAATGCTTGTGAAGCTGAAGGTCCAATTGGGTCCTTAAACGTAACATTCATTTCATCCCAAGTAAATCTACCAGCAACATATGTTGATGTATTTAAAAAAGGAATTTCAGTTGAAGTAATTTTAGCTGAAGGTCTTTTAGTTGATGTTACATACCATTCATTGATACCCATAGAAGAAGGGAATCTTAGAATAAATCTATTTTGTCTTTTCGGTTCAAATGGAACCGGCATTTTCATTAGTAAATCTGCCATTTTGTATTTGTTAAATTTTTCTTTATTTTACTCTTATAAATATATAATATTTAAAAAAGTCATTTATTTTCTATTAATTATTTGACTTTGTCGTTTTTTTTGTTTAGTTTTTTACAAACACCCAGTATTACTAGTTCCAGTATAACTTAATTTCTTTTATTTTACTAGAAAATTATTAATAATAAAGCTTATTAATATAAATACTAGTATTACTAGTTCCAGTTTATACTGGGCAAAAAAATGGGGATACCATCGTACCCCCAAATTCCCTTTAATTCATATTAGATATTCTCGAATGATGCTCCTGTTGGAGTAATGATGAATTCTAAGTCAATAAATTCAAGTGCTCTCGTTGGCTTGATATAAATCTTACCTCTTAAAGTATTTGCATCAATGTCCTCAGGGTCATTAGATACTGTAACTTTGAATTCATTTAAACCTCTTTCTTTCTTAATTGAATCCAAGATAGGATTAACCAATCTCAAGAACTCATTTCTTACTTGTTCGTCATTTTGTTCGAATAGTAATCTAACTGCTACTGCTGAAATTAACTTTCTTGCTCTTAACAATAATCTTCTTACGTTGATTCTGTCTAATGCAGATTCTTTAACTTGTAAAGTTTTGTTACCCCAAATGATTGTACCTGTATCAGCAAATGTTGCGATAGGGTTAATTCTATTTTTGTATAACTCATCTCTTTCATCAAGTGTTAATTTTTTAGTTGCTTTGATTGCATTTACTAAACCTCTTGAATAACCTGCCGGTGCAAACCAAGGATACGCTACGTTATCTGTCAACGCGATGTTCTTTAATACTTCACCTGTTGGTGGGATGTAAAGTTGTGTTGAGTTATCAGTATCTTTTATTTGAACCCAAGGCCAATATGTTGCTGAATAATTAGAGTCAATTGACATATTATCTAATTCACTTGCAATATCATCAGCGGTTGTGATATATTCAGGACCCGGAGCGTTTATTACGTATAATGAATCAGCTCTATCGTTTTCCACCATATCAATCGCATTAGAAACTAATGAACCATGATTTGACCAATCGATACCCGGTGTTGCGAATAAGTTAATATCAACAGCTTCAGGATTAGAGAATGTTTGAATACCTTGTAAGTAAGCGTAGTAGTCTGAGTTAGGTGAACCATCGGTGGTTACCTTAAACACACCAC